CGGTTCAGCGGAATAATGTAAAGTATCAGATAAAAATAGAAACATTGGTAAATAACAAAACTGTTCAAATAACGACGGATGGCCATGTTACGATAAAGAAATTATTCCGGATGCTTTGTAATATCCTCAGCTATGAGTGTTTATATGATGGTAGATTTTTTGCGGCAGAAAGTATTCTGGTTGATAATGTGGAATATGTATCGAAATTTAATGAGTGTATGTTAGCATATTATTCCGGAAGTAATTATTATACTAAATTCTCACAGCCTATGAATGATACCAAATATAAGAATGGATTTTGTGCCTGGGAGCGCTTTGATAAAGAATATCGGTTGATGAACCAGATGTATCATAATATGGGTTATGGGAAAGGAATTACATCCGATTTGAGATTGGCACTATTGACAGAAGTATCTGAGCCCTTGTCAAAATTGTTGGAATCAAAGAAGCTACTTTCAATAGAAAAGGAGACTCCAGTTAGAATACAGAAAATAACATGCCCAAATTGTGATGGCAACTTTGAGCGAGAAATTAAGTTGGATGCAACTTTCGCAGATAAAATAAGAGCGATAATAAGTAATTATGGAAATGACGTGATCTTTTCTGGTGATGATATTGACACAATCATCAAGAGAACAGTGAATACCAGAAATAAACTATTGCATGTGAACTACAAAAAGAAAGAAATTTTGTCAGGTGGAGAGTGCGGGTTTTATGTAAAGAAATATGTAGACATGTATCGTGTTGTTCTTATGAAGTATCTGGGAATATATTCCGAGGATAACCAGAAAGAATTAGAGGTCAGTATAAAGAAGTTTAACGAGAACTTTCCGCAGTTACGCATAAAAAAGAAACGGGCTCGAAAAAATAAAACAAATTGACAACAGAACAAATGTTCGATATAATAACTCTAGGTTCGCTACCTAGGGTTTTTATATTTTGTTAAACAGGCCGATCAATATTAATCCCGGTATTGGAGGTGTGATTGACATGGAACTGGAAGAGTGCATCAAGGATAACTTTGATGAGTCACTTCGTGTGTATATTCAGTCTCAAGAATATACCCGACTTAAGCAGCAGGAAGATAGGCTGTTATCATATTTGCAAGCAGGGTTAAGTGATGTGCAGAAGCAGCAACTTGGAGCATACATGGACGCAACTACGGAAGTACATAGTGCATTAGCGTCTCAGGCTTACGTGAATGGAGTTGTTGATGGTATCGCTTTACGAGAGAAGGTAACAGCAAAATAGGTTGTAAGGATGACCAGCTTTGATTTCCCTTTGAGCTGGCCTTTTCTTTTGTAGGAGGCATTTATGGCAGCAGGATATAAAGCAGGCGATAAAGCCTATATTGTAGAAAGTAATAGGATAGTCCGGGAGTGTACGGTGGTGCGCCCGGCTGGAAATTTGATTATTATAAGATTTGAAAATGGCGGTGGGATCCAGGTAAACAAGAATAGGTTGTTTGCCACAAAAGAAGCTGCAGAGGAGAGCATATCAAAGGCCGAGCCAAAGCCGGTGGTAGCACAGCAGCGAGGGTATCGTTCACCTTATGATTATTGGCATTAAAATAGGCTAGTGAATTCCAGTTTGGTTTTCACTAGCTTTCTGTCTTTTCTGTATTCTATTTTTCATAGGCTTCTTCTCTGGAATAGCCTCGTTCAATACCAGCATCGTAAGATGCCTCGGCAAGACAGGCATATTCATCTGATAAATGATTGAGGAGACGGGTAAAGTATGCCTTCATGTGGTCCGGCAACTGCTCTCGAAAGAGCTCAATTTCCTCATTGTTTCGGGTGTGCATAGCCTGGTATTGGCCTGACTTGGTGAAGGACTGCATGTCCTCGTCGTAGTGGTTCATAGAGTCATTATATTTAAGCATGGTTATACCTCCGTTGCAAAATCTTAAGTTTACAGTTACATAGCTAATATAAGATTTGCATCATCGGTATTGCCTCTATGGAAGCGGGTTACCAGGTAAATCTTGCGCGTTAATTCTGAGTGTTCCAGGAACGCATTCACGATATGCTTTAAATCCTGCGTATCGCACAAATTAAGATCATAGTGAATTGCAGCGGTAACAACATAGTCTCTCGGATCAATGCCAAGAACTGTTTCAAATGCATTAAGAAGTGCACGCAGGAACTTCTCGTAGATGTCGTTTACGATTTCACTTATCATTTTTGCTATTCCACCAGTACCGGCAAATAACTCGATTGTTCTAGTTGTATCTGATTCACAGTTGCGCTTAATGATTTGCATATCGTATCTCCTCCTTTCTCGTAAGTTTTCTATGAAAATTATATCATCATATTCATTTTTATGCTGCACCAAACAGTGACATCAATTGTGTTTCATATTCAGTGTAGTAAGGGCTGCAGCTTAACCACTTGACGTAGCGCTCAAGGCAGTAGCCGGACATCTCCCATGAGACATGGAAAGTGCGGCATAAGTCATCCTGGTTTGCGCATGCATAGTAGTCAATCATCGGCGGTGGCGCAAGGCTGTATGCCGCATAAAAGTTGGCTTCTGATTCCTTGTAATTGTCAGGCTTGTCAATGTCCTCATCCAGATGGCCAAGCCTTATATGTCCGATTTCGTGCATGATTGTAAAATGCACGCGACTGTCGTCAATATCGCTGGAATCATTGTAATAAATATTGTAGGTGTACATACCAGTTTCCTGGTTGTAATCGAGCTCGGAACAACCGTCCTTGCTAATACAGTGACACTCGATTCTTTTTCCTACTGGAAGAGAAGAATATGGTACCACATTGTAATGTAATGTCTCGGCAATATCGAATGCGTTGAGTGGGAATGTATGTACATCACATTCTTCAAACATATCGATAATGTCAGCCTTAATTTCTTCATAGCGTTCGTTGGCTAGGCGGACGCCTCTGTGCTGTCGCAAGATCATCAATACTTTTGTTCTATCCTTTCCTAGTTCTCGTCGGACTCAAGTAAAGCATTGATAAGTTCACGTCTCTGTTTTGGAGACATCTGAGATGCGTTTCTGGCAATCAGTCTGTGAATCTGATAGTATTCGGATTCAAAGTCACCGGTGCCGGAACCTTCCCCATTTAATAGGAAATCAGTGGTTGTGTGAAGGGCAGTGGCAATATTAGCCAGAGTAGTTCCCTTTGGAACACGATCGCCTTTGATATAACGAGACATAGACACTTCAGTGATGCCAGCCTTATCTGCGAGCTCTCTTTGAGTCATGTTATATTGTGTCAATAATTCAGCGATTCGACCTCCTAAGTTTTGTGCCATTTGTTTTTCCTCATTTCTAATTTAGATTTGCATATGCTCTGCGTTGCTTTAAGGCGCTGCGTCTGGGCATTGTGCAGTGTTTGTTTTTACATCATTTTTTGTGGGCTTAAAAAATTATTATTATTCACTCCGCACTCTTCGCGGCATTCTTCTTATACAATATTGTGCCCTAACTTACCATTTTTATAAACACTGGTTTGTTGCTCGCATGACTGTCCATGTCGTCTCGCACTACAGAATTCCAGCAAATTCAGTATTTCTTTGCTTTTTTCGTAGTATATTATTTTTAAATTCATTTTTATGTGAATCACTGAATTTACCAAAAGTATAACGCAGCTTACCGAAAATGTCAATAGAAAATAAATTTTTGGAAAGTTTTTTGTGGCTGAAAGCCTTGATTTTACTAGACTTATGAGATATTGAGGTAAAACAAATGGTAAAATCAGTGTTGACAACTTACCGTTTGTTATATAGAATAGGCTCATAACTTAAACGAACGGGAGGTGAGATGATGAATGTTCGATTACTTAAAGCCAAGCGCGTCGAGCGCAATGTCAAACAAAAAGACCTGGCTATTGTACTCGGTATTACCGAGAAGGCCATGTGTCAAAAAGAATGTAGCGAAGTGAATAAGTTCAAAGCTGAGGAGATGGTTGAAATCGTCAAGGCACTTAACTTATCATTTCCAGAATTCGATGCAATTTTTTTTGATCACGAGCTTACCAAATGTTTAAGACGAAACATTAGAGCTTAAACAAAATGGTAACACAACGGTAAAGAATAAGGAATGCAATCAACCGGTGCCCTGGAAAGCTAATGGATGATGAACATTCCAAATCTGATTAGAGTCAGTATAGCACACTGGCGATGGAAAGGAAAGAAGATTTTTATGGATAAGATTTTTATTTGCTCTCCATATAGAGGAGACGAGAAAAAGAACCTTGAGAATGTAAAACGATATTGCAGAGATGCTGCTTACGAAGGTATTCCGATTGCACCACATTTATACTTCACACAGTTTCTGGATGAGAAGTATGACCGCTATAAGGGAATGCGCTGGGGCAAGGCACTGCTTGCTGAATGTAAAGAGATGCGTGTTTATGCGGATGAGGTGTCCGAGGGCATGATCGAAGAAATTCAGGAAGCTCGTAAGCGTAAGATTCCTATCAAGTTCTTCAACTCTGATATGGAAGAAATCAAGTACGATGCCCTGATCATCAACAATCGTATCGGCATCGGATATAAGCAGATTATTGAAGATACGGTAAATCCTGGCGGCAGCAGACATATCTGTCCATACGCAGGACAGTGTGAAAAGGGCTGTGCGAAGGCTCCGGAAAAGAGTGAGCCGGTTGTTAGTAAGCCAGAAGATAAGCCAGTAACTGTAAACACCAAAGGAAGTGATTGGAGATCAAAACTCCTTGCTCATTTCTATCGTGGACATTAAGGAGGTAGCGTATGACACCAATTGAAGCAATTAACAATGTGGCCAAAGCATACCAGGATTTAGCAGTGGTGCTTATGGCAGTAGCAGATAAAACAATCGGAGTTCCAGTAGCGCAGGCAATGACAGTAGATGCTGATAAACCGGTAGAGGAACCTAAAAAGGAAGCGGCACCAAAGACAGCTAAGGTTAAGGAGTCGGAGGAAGTTATCACCATCGAGCAGGTGAGAGCAGTGCTTGCAGAAAAGAGCCAGGCTGGATTTACAGCGCAGGTGAAAGCTCTTCTTGAGAGCTTCGATGCAAATAAGTTATCCGCAGTCAAGCCGGAAGATTATAAGGATCTGATGGCAGCAGCGCAGGATATTAAGTAGGAGGTGCGACATGGGTGATTTTAAGAGAGGCGATATCGTATTCGTCGACAATCCAATCAAAAAGCCACATGGCCATGTAGTCTGTGGTAATCACCCTGCTGTGGTGATTCAGAACCAGGCAGGAAATGACCATTCAGGGAATCTGATTGTAGCGTACCTTACTTCACAGATTAAGAAGTTGGAACTTCCAACACATATTGTGTTACAGCATTATTCCGGACTTCGTAAGGTATCCGTTCTTCAGGCAGAGCAGCTTGCCACTATTGATAAAGGTGATGTGATTTCAGTAACCGACCATCTTACCGACGCTGATATGGCCAGGGTAGATCAGGCCCTTCTTGCATCACTTGGATTGGAGGTGAGTGCCTAATGCCACCAGAGGCACACAGTGTTCTTGGTGCATCGGCAGCGGACAGATGGATGAATTGCACGCCATCTGCCCAGCTCACTGCCGGTATGGAGGACGAGACAACAACCTTTGCTGCAGAGGGAACCGCAGCACATGCTCTTTGTGAATGGAAGGTGCGAAAGGCACTGAAGATGAGAGCAGGCAGGAGACCAACTTCTGATTATTGGACTGATGAGATGGAGGAGTTTACTGATGATTACAGGGATTTCATTATGGACCTGGTAGGACAGGCCAAACTTACCTGCAAGGATCCTGTGACACTCATTGAGCAGCATCTTGATTTCTCATGTTATGTTCCAGACGGCTTTGGTACCGGTGACTTCCTTTTAGTCGCGGATAAGGAATTGAATGTAGTGGATTTCAAGTATGGAAGGGGCGTGGCAGTCTATGCAGATCACAATCCGCAGATGATGTTATATGCCCTGGGAGCTTTGAATCTCTTTGATTGTTTGTACGATATCGAGCAGGTCACAATGACCATCTTCCAACCAAGACTCTCCAGCATTTCCACTTGGACGATTAGTGCCGAGGAGCTCTATAAATGGGCTGAGGAAGTATTAAAGCCAAAGGCCGAGCTTGCTGCTAAGGGAGAAGGAGAGTTTATTTCTGGATCCTGGTGCAGATTTTGTAAAGCAAGAAATACCTGCAGGGCCAGAGCAGAGAGCTTTTTGGAACTTGCAAAAATGGAGTTCCAGCCGCCCGTACTTTTATCGGATGAAGAAGTTGCTGAGGTAATTGAGAAGGCGGACGAGCTTTCCAAGTGGGCCAGTGATGTTATGGCGTATGCCCAGGCAGAGGCCATTGAGAATGGTAAGCACTGGAATGGATACAAGCTCGTAGAAGGTAGGTCCACCAGACGATTCACTGATGAGAAAAAGGTAGAGGAGGCTGCCAAGGGTGCCGGTTATACGGACATCTATAATAAGTCCCTTATTACCTTGACTGCTTTTGAAAAGCTCATGGGTAAGGATATCTTCAACGAGGTGCTGGGCTCATATGTCACAAAGCCAGCAGGAAAATTAACGCTCGTTCCGGTGAGCGATAAAAGACCGGAAGTAACAGTTAACACAGTAAATGATGAATTCCAGGAGGATTAGTATTATGGCAAAGATTATGAATGGTAACAGAGTAGTAACTAACGAGGTAAGACTTTCTTATGCAAATGTGTTCACACCAAAGTCAATCAATGGTGGTGATGAGAAGTACAGTGTGTCCCTCATTATTCCGAAGTCCGACACAGAGACAATCGCCTTAATCAATAAGGCAATCGACCAGGCAATCACAGACGGTGTTTCAAAGTTTGGTGGTAAGAAGCCGAACAAGGCAGCACTTAAGCTCCCACTTCGTGATGGTATCGAAAAGGATGACGAGGCATACGAGGACGCATACTTCATCAACTGCAATTCAAAGACAGCTCCTCAGATCGTAGATCTTAACCGTCAGCCTATCACAGATGAGACAGAAGTGTATTCTGGTTGCTATGCAAGAGTCAGCATCAACTTTTATGCCTTCAACACAAATGGCAATAAGGGTATCGCATGTGGACTTGGAAATATCCAGAAGACCAGAGATGGTGAGAGCCTTGGTGGTGGCAGAGTTTCTGCTAACGATGACTTTGGCGATGGTGAGGACGATTTCCTCGGTTAATAACAATTAAAGAGTGTCAGATGGAAGCCGGGAGGATAACACCTCCTGGTGATCCAATCAACCGCTTAGAAAGTAAGAAAGGTGATTAGCATGAAAAGAATGAATATTGATATTGAAACTTATAGTGAAGCAGACTTATCTAAGTCAGGAGTTTACAAGTATGTAGATGCTCCTGGCTTTGAAGTGCTGCTTTTTGGTTATTCCGCAGATGGTGGTCCGGTGAAGGTAATCTCTCTAGCAGAAGGGGAGGAACTACCACAGAAAATAAAGGAAGCGCTGCTTGATGATACGGTTCTCAAATTTGCCTTCAATGCACAGTTTGAGCGTGTTTGCTTAGAAAAGTACCTAGGTGTACACCTGGCTCCGGACGCATGGCGCTGTACGATGGTGGCTTCCTTGTACTTAGGGCTTCCGGGCTCTCTGGCGCAAGTTGGCGCGGTCCTTGGCGTTGAGAAAAAGAAGTTAGAAACCGGTAAGGATTTGATTAAATTCTTCTCTGTACCATGTAAGCCAACCAAGACAAATGGTGGAAGGACCAGAAACCTTCCAGAGCATGACAGAGAAAAGTGGCAGCAATTTATTACTTACAATGCCAGAGACGTTGAAACAGAAATGGATATTATGGAGAAGGTGGCAAGGTTCCCGGTTCCAGATTTCCTTTGGAAACAATATGCACAGGATCAGCGCATCAACGATTTAGGCATTGAGCTTGATATGGCCCTGGTAACGCAGGCCATTAAATGTGATGAGGAGTCCAGGGAGCGATATTTAAAAAGAGCCCAGGAGCTTACGGGACTAGAAAATCCAAACTCACCCATTCAGTTAAAAGAGTGGATTTTGTCAAATGGTGTCGAAATGGAGACTCTTACAAAAGCAGAGGTGGCTTCAGTTATGGAAACAGCAACCGGACCGGTAAAGGAAGTGTTAGAGCTTAGGCAGCTTCTTTCCAAGTCCAGCGTGAAAAAATATGTGGCAATGGAGACCTGCCGCTGCAGCGATGGAAGGGCACATGGACTGTTGCAGTTTTATGGAGCTAACAGAACGGGCCGCTGGGCAGGCAGACTTGTGCAGGTGCAAAACCTCCCACAGAACCATATTCCTGATTTGGCGGTAGCAAGAAATCTGATAAAGAGTGGTTGCTTTGAAGCAGTAGAGCTTTTGTACGATTCTATTCCAGATACCCTTTCCCAGCTTATTCGTACTGCATTTGTGCCGAGAGAAGGCTGTAAGTTTATGGTAGCTGACTTTAGTGCAATTGAGGCCAGGGTAATTGCATGGCTTGCTGGGGAGAGCTGGCGTCAGGAAGTTTTTAGGAACAACGGTGATATCTATTGCGCATCTGCCAGTCAGATGTTTGGTGTTCCGGTTGAAAAGCATGGTGTCAATGGAGAGCTGCGTCAGAAAGGTAAGATCGCAGAACTGGCACTTGGATATGGTGGTGGCGTTGGAGCGATGATCAGCATGGGTGCTATTGATATGGGGCTTGCTGAGGAAGAATTGCAGCCGATTGTGGATTCCTGGAGACAGAGTAATCCGGCCATCGTAAAGCTGTGGTGGGATGTGCATAGATGTGTCATCAAAGCAGTAAAGGATAAGCAGCCACAGATTTATAAGTGTCTGACCTTTGAATATCAGTCCGG